GATCTTAAAGTATCTCCGGTACCATCATTTGCTGCTGAGCCTACACTAACTGTTTGTTTTGCCATTTTTCCTATTTCCTATTATTGTATTTATACGACTTATACACTATCTCTAAATCTTGCTTCATCCATTGTTTCAATAGCATTTGAAAAATCTATTGTATTAGATGAGTCAATTCCACCACCAGATCCATTACTATCAACAGTATTATCAAATTTAACAGAATGAGGGCTTATCATAGATTTAATGCTAGGATATCCTAATCTTTCTATTGCTGATAGATCCAAAGAGCCATATGTATTTAATGTAGATTGAATTCCTTCTATGTCTGTTCTTATTGTATCTCCAGATGAATCAAATAAGAATGTCATAGCAGTAAAAGGGGCTTGTAACGCCATAGATGCGGCACCAATCATATTTAATTCTCCAGCATCTGAATCGGCTATTGATAATGGCATAGCATCATCTGTTACATCTGCAGTTCCTATAGCCTGCAATTCTCCAGCATAATACCAACCCGCAGGATGTACAAATTTTTTATATGCTTCTTTCCATTGACTAGTTGTTAATCCTGATTTAACTAATACAGAATACAATTGATATAATGCATTATTATGTAAAAATTTTAAAGAGTCTGCACCAATAGTAGATGTTTCCTCCCCTACTTTAAATACTTTATCCTTTCCATATTCAATTTCAATTTCTTCTCCATAAAATAATCTAAAAAATTCTTTTATTGATTCAGAATTTCCTTTTTTCCTGTAAAATTTAGCAAGTCTCTTTGCAGCTTTTCTAGGATTTCCAAATAAATCCCCTGAAGTTAATTCATTTCCTATTTCATAAATTAATTGGTTTAGATTAGTTAAAGATGCTGCTTCGATATCTCTATTACGATATAAATCTTTAACTTCCTTACTAAAATTGTAAGTTGCATCACTATCCATAAAATCATAATAATATTCTAAAAATTTTACTAGATTAGGATAACTAGAACCAAAATACTCGGGAACTACCTCCCCTACTTTATTAGTTCTTAATGTTATATCTCGACGATTAAAGTCTGTTGTTGAGTTTGCCATTATGTTAATGTTGATTCTGTGTTTTGATAATCAATAATTGGAGTTGTAGTTGAACTATTTGTATCTAATTGTATTACATAATTCCTTAACGGTCTTATAGTACTTTCATTTGCAGGGGTTACTGTAACTTTTAGATCTCCCCCTACCACTGTTTGAGGTAGAAATCCTATTATAGAAACTTTTCCTGTACTAGGATAATATTGACCTACGTTATCAGAAACAACTGCACCTGTTGTATCAATAATTTGCAATGTATCTGATTTTAATTTATTCTTTATACTACAAGTTTTATCTTTAAAAGTAAAATTTGATGTGGTTACTCTATAATTTACATCATCATTAGTTGCAATTTTCATAGGAAATACTATATCATAGTTTGAACTAGTAGAAGTTGATGGAGTTATACTTTGATTTATTTTAATATTCATTCTAGAGTTAAGAATAGAATCATCAATATCGTCTATTTTTGCAGTTAATAATGATCTTCTGAAAACTTGATCAAATTTACCTAAATTAGAAGTAAAATGCGAAGATATAGTATTATCTATTTCAATTGCAGATGCATTTGAAGTTTTACTAGTAAGATTAGGATCAAAATTAAAAAATGTTTCTAGTTCTAATAAAGCTGTAGTTGCATCGACAAACTCGGGAACTGTTCCTACAATAGATAATGGCGTAATTAAATTTGTTTTTATTGTATCTTGAATTGTAGTTTTTTGAGCAGTAGAAGGAGTTCCAACATATTGCAATCCTATATAAATTGTTCCATACTTAATCGGATCATTTTCTTCTCCTCCCCATGCAGATACATCATTAACATCAGATGAATAATTAGATAAAATAAGAGCTTCATAATCTCTTGCTGTCACTAATCTTTGTTGAGCAGAAAAAGCGGTTCTAGCATTATTTCTAATAGAGTCAATAGATTCTTTTAATGAACCTCCGGAAGAATTAGATACAGTTTGTACGCCCAAAGTATAATTACTGCCACTATAAGATAAGGTATCTTTTGCAGTAAATATTGTAGCACCATTTGCATCAGATCCAGATGAAGACAGATAACTAGCTACAATTCTATTTCCTGCTGTAGGAGCTTTTCCTGTAACTATTCCATCTCCAAAATCTACTTCAAAATATCCATTAGGAACTTCTTTAATTTCAAAATGGGTAGAATTAGTACTAATAGTTACTGCTTTTTTTAAATTAGTATATTCTTCTGCTACAGTTCCGGTAGAGGTTTCATAAACATCAATCTTTAACGTATTTGTGTCCATAGTAATATCAGGAATAACATATATTTGTCTCTCGTCAGTTTCTCCGACTAAAAATGTTTTAGATCTTTCTGTTCCCTCAGATATTGTTAATTCTTCTGATCCAGTTGCAGTCTTAAATGTAAATAAATCATTACCATCATTAGTAGCACTAAAAGCTTCTCTGGTTACAAAAGAATATGCAACATCATCTACAGTTGTGTTAAATACTGTTCCACTTGGAAGAGTCCAAGTTGCAGGTCCACTAGAAATTGTTGCAGATAATTTAACTGTTGCTGTTGAAGATGTCACTGAACGAGGTTCATAACCTAATGCCTCTGCGTGTGAAACAACGGAAGATCTTAATTGAGACGTGTCTAGAAAAGTTTCATTTAAAGCAAAGTTTGCTATTAAACCATTATAATGGGTATTATAAGCAAGTACATCTAATATATTAGATAAACCTGAAGCTTCAAAATCATAATCAGCAAATTCTGATTTAGATTTTAAAAACGTTTTAAGGTTTGATTTTATAGATGTAAAATCTAATGCAGTTGATTGTATCGTTGTAGCCATTTATCTTAACCTCGCTAAATCTACAGTTAACGAAACTATTTCTTCTGTAGATATTACTTTAAAAGTCGTTGTTACCATTATATCATTTCTATCTGGATTAGACCTGCATTTCACATTAAGCACCTCTGCTCGTGGTTCATAGTTACTAATAGCTTGTCTTACTTGATCCTCTATATCTTCTTCAACTAATCCATCATTAAGTTCAAATAAAAAATTGTTTAAGTTTCCACCAAAATATTGATCAAAGGGTTTCTCTCCATAATTAGTCATTAAGAGATTTTTTACTGCTTGTTTAACTGCTGCAGCATGAAATTTTTTATAAATATCACCTGCAGGTTTCTTAGAAAATGTCAAATCTATATCTGAATATGATTTTTTTCTAGTTGTAAGGATAGTAGTTTTTTGTAAATTACCATCTTCTACTGCATATGCGCGTGAAACCATGTTTATCTCTTATTGTATTTTTACTATTTATACTAAATTCCACACTCTATTAACTCATTTGTTCCCATAACCTTATTATTAAAGTGTGTTTCTAATTCATTTTTAAATGTTAGCTTATAATCAGAAGGAACAGCAGGCATTATCATTATTATTTGAGTGTTTAAATCTCCATCTAATGTATCATAATCTAAAATCATTTTTTCATATTGTATATTATCTTTCCAATATACTGCTAAATCATAAGTTTTTTCATGATCTATTTTTCCATCTGTTCCATGTAATTCATAAACTACTACTCTTCCGGACTGAGCCATATCATTTATACTATCTACTTCTATTGGTTCATTAGGTCCTTTAGTATATAATCCTTCAACTACAACTAATCTAAGATCTTGAAATTCTGCATCATTTTCCTGTACTGTTCTCATAACTTCAGCTTGTAAATAAAAATTTCTAGCAGCTTGTTCTTTTTCGGTTTTTGTTAATGCTTCCCAATTCCCTGGATCTCCATGTCCACCTACAAAAGTACCAATTGATGTATAAGGACCTAATTTCTTTTTCATTGTTAAATCGCTCTGGACTTTTCCGGCATAATTATAAGAATTAGGATCATATAAAGGATCTACTAAATAAGTTTTATTAGCTAAAGGAGTAGTTCCAACAAATGTTTTAGATAAAGGACTTGGAGCTTTACCTAATGGAGTTTTACCTCTAATAGTGGAAGGTTCTTTATCTGTTTGTCTTAAGACTTTTGAAGGCATTGGTCTTCCATATGATGTAGATATTAATCCTGCTGCAATTTGATGTGCCTCAAATTTTTCATCTTCCTGTACTTTAGGATTTCTAAACTTAGACCTAATTTCTGAAACTGTAAGTTCTTTCTTACTTATATTTTGTTCGGCCGTTTTATCTAAAGAATTTTTAATAAGATCATCAGGATCAGTAAGAACCTTTTTTCTACCTAAACTAGATTTATCTAATCCATCAGTAACAACTTGTGATGTTGGACTATAAGAAGAATCTTGTGCAGTATTTGTATTCGAATACCCAGATTTAGATCCTACTTGAGATGCTAAATAATTTTGAAAATTTGTTTCGTCTGCAATAATAGCTTGATCCGCAGTGCCTTTAAGACTACCATGAAATGAGGGTGCTGTTACTCCTGTACTATATTTAGCGCCACTACCATAATTAACAATACTAGGGCCTCCCATTGTTCCGGAATCTCCTATTATTGTCATTGAGCTAGCAATCATATTAGTAGATAATGCAGTTATATTAGTAGAAGTTTTTGATGAAAATGTAGAACTAGTTCCACTATATAATTTAATATCATTTCCTTGAGTAAATTTAGATCCACTTACAATATTATTATCATCACCTAAAACTATATTAGTCAATGTTCCATTAACTATATTAACAACATTACTTACATATTTTTCATGAACATTCCCATATACTTTTCTATCCACGTTTTCAGATATAATTTCACTATAATTATTTGCTTTGATATTAAAAGTTCCACCAACGTCTAAATTAAAATCTCCTGCAACTTTTAAATTTAGATTACCTTGATAGACTAATTCCCCTTCTCCGTCAACAATAACCTTTTCACTTCCTCCAACTAATCTTATAGTATGCTTTCTAGAACTAATGATAACAGTACCATCGGCACGACAATCTATTCCTGATCCTAGTCGATGTTTTATTAAAACTCTTTCTGATCCTTCTGTATCATCAATCTCTATTACGTGCCCGCTAGCAGATGCGTCTACCTGTATTTTTCCATATTTAGATATTGAGTGTTCTGTTAAATCAAGATCTATATTAGGATGTCCTCCTCCGATGTATAATTTATTTTCCTCTAATCCTCGTGCAGCTTTATTTACAGAACTTGTATTATAATATTTTTGTTCTGGATATTCTATATCCTGAATTTTAACTTTTACTGATGGATTATTTTTATCTGTTTTACGTTTAAAATCTACCATTATATACCTCCAGTAACTAATCTTGATCCTAAAGTATTAATTTCTTTCGGAGAGAAAGATTCTTGTACGGAAGGGTCAGTGAATATATTCTTTTTATTATAACTAGATATGTAAAGAGAAACATCAAATCCGGGATTTCTTGCATCACCGCTTATTTCTCCCCATCCTATTACTTGACCGCCAGGATATCCTTGATAAAATTTTGTAAGAAATTTGCTAAAAGTTTTATTTTGAGCCGCATTTATTGTAGATTCTTTAAACATTTCTGGATTAGGAGTTCCTTCTGGACAATTATATCCTCCGACTATCCCTAGTAATATCGAATATTTATTATGTTTTTTAGCTATTAATTCTGGATTAGTCGCTTCGGTACTAATAGGAATTCCTCTTTGCAGTGTTCCGTCTTTTCTTATAATATAGTGATAAGGTATACCTAAAGAACCATGAGTAGCTTTTTTCCATTCTCCATGTATGTCTTTTGAAGTAGGATATTCATTAATAAAATGTCCGGTATTTGTTATAATAATTTCTGTGATTTCTCTGTCTGTAGTTCTAAATTCCATCTCTAATTCTTCTACTGTAGAAACAGGTTCAAATTTAAAACTACTAGCAGTATTTCCATAATTCCAATTTCCTCCTTTAGAATGGAGATTAAATTGACTAGTGGTTTTTGCTAATTTTTCTAAAGATCCTGGTAATTTTTCTACTAAATTTTTAGAAAGTTGTGAAAAATCTTTTCCGGATAATCTTCCCATAAATGTTTGCATTAATGTTGAAGATCCTCCTACAGTTCCTCCTAAAAATCCTGTAGTAAAAGTACTTTTAGATTTATTGATAACCTTAGGAAGATCGGTTTTGATAGCGGTGTTTATAGTAGATTTAAATTCATCACTTGCGGCAATCGTTTCTAATGCTTTTCCCATTTTTTCAGTAGTAGCAGCTATTTCCGGACTTTGTAATGCAGCTTTTATTCCTGCAGGATTACCTGTAGTTACTATACTATGTAGAAATCCATCTGAAATTGTTTCTCCCATTAAGGCCGATAATCCACCTAGTGCAGAAGAAACCTCTGTTACCGGTATTTCTGGTATATCACTTTGCATTAAAGATGGTATAACTTGTTTTGTAGAGGATAAACCTTGCATAGTAGTTGAAGCCAATGATAACATTCCATCGACTTTATCCCCTGCATTTAATAATTTAGAACTATTTATGGCATCAAATGATTCAGACATTTGTTTAGCAGTATTAACAAAATCATCTATAGGAAAACTATTAATAGCCGCCTGCAATGAACTTGCCATTTTTTGTCTATCTATTGTCATTTGTTTTTTGTCCCGTAATGATTAAACCACTTTATAGAATTTTGTTTTCTTTGCTCAGTACTTTCTCCTATAGCAGGTCTTTCAAAATTTTCTTCAAAAACTAAAGATGCATGTGCTACTGTTTTACAATTTTTTAATTTTGATAATCCAAGCCATGCATGAGTTTCTAATTCATATATAATAAATCTTAATTGTCCCGATAAGGATAACCAATCCATATTTTTTCTAGAGCAAAAATTAATTAATTGTTGTAATCTATTTCCGGCCGCCGGTGCAGGATTCCATTGTGCTATTCCGCCACTTCCCTCATTTCTAAGTCTTCCAAATCTATCTTCAACATTTTTTACTTGTGAAAAGATAGTAGGATCTATATCATCTATACTTGGATTCCAAGATTCTTGCTGCAAATTTCCTAATATACCAGCACATTGCTCTTCACTAAATCCATAGTTTAAGAAAAAATTCCAAGATTTCTCAATATTACTATTACCTGGTAGCAAAGCATCTAATTCAGTAGATTTTATTTTACTAACTCCTTCTTCAAAAGAATTTTTTTCTGTAACTTCTGTATTTTCCTTTTTAGGAAGTTCACTGGGATCTTGAATAGAATCTTCAATTACTTCATTAGGGATTAATTCTATTTTACCTAATGTGCTTAATACTAAAGGTATTTGTGAATTTCTTCCATCTAAAAATATACCAAAAACTTGTGTATTAGGAAGAAGACGAATTGTTTTACCTATACCAGAAGTAGCAGGTTCTGTAGTTGGAAGGCCACAATATGCCCATGGAAGATCTTTTAATTTAATATTATTTCCATGGATCCCGTGTATTCTAACTCTAATTCTATTCATTTTTAAAGGATCAGTTCCTACTTGGACTATTCCAATAAACCATCTAGTAATATCACCATAAAACATTATGCCACCTCAGATTTTAAATTAGATAATTTAACACATGTCATGACAATATGATAATTTTCACTTTTTAACATATGTCGAGCACTGTAGATAAGATATTGACCAGATTTTTTAGTATCAATTGCGGTTTCAGATCCTTGTGTTTGATCAGAAGAAAGAAATTTTAAATCTATTAAACGTCCTATTGTAACACTATCCTTACCTCCAATAAAAAGGCGACAAGGAACTGTAATTGTTATAGGGCTTTTAACTAGATAATTTTTTACAACCTGTGAAACTACTTTTCTTTTATATTCACCTATGCCATTATCTTCGTCTAGAGAATTATGACTAGCATTAAATCCATCAGAAAAAACATTATGAGATCTTATATACGGAATAAGTGCACTTTCTTTTTCATGTAAAAATTCATCGTCTACTTGATGAAATGGAATAAAATTATATTGACTCTGTTCTCTTGTTAATACTTCTTTATTAACGAGAGGTTCAAAAATATCATCTACTACATTTAAATTTAGTTCTTGAGATTTATTATTTACTAAATTATGATATGAATGTTTAGCTCCTACACTTCCTCCTGATATTAATTTAAAAAGGTTTTCTGTTCTTTCATATTTAAAACTACTAATACTTCGTGCATCTAGTATTAAATCCATTGAGGCAGAATTTGAAACTTCATTATGTATAAAAGGATATTTAGATAGAGAAACATCATTCAATAAATCCCCTAGATTTATAAATTTTAATAAATCACCTACTAATGTTGAAAAAAGAAAGTAAGGTAAACCATCTTCATTTGTAGCTCTGTCTTTAATCCAACTACAAGCTTCTAAAGGACTCATATTTGGAATTATAACTTTCATATTATTTTGAGCTGGTTCTCCAATAGAATGAATATTTCTTCCATCTTTCTTATAAATGGTTTCAGTTAAAATATTGTCTATAATTTCAGTTGCTTTTCCAGTATAACAACTATTAACATTATATGTTTCTGATCTATATGCATCATATTCTATTAAGGACAAATAATAAACTTCAGCTCTATTATCGTTTTTAATTCCTTTTTTTATTTCTGCCATGGCAAAAGATTTAGTTATTTCTATGTCTGTATCAGGGGAAGAAAAGGATATTGTTATTTTTTCTCCTCCTGCCCAAGTAACTGAATCAAATAATCCTGAGGAATCGGTAAAAACAAAATTAGCAGTTAAATAAGGTTTTTCTATATGCTCGAATATCTCAAAGTCTGACATTAAATTAGTTATATTTATTGATGCCCCACTCACAAGCATATCTGATTCTAATATAATACTTCTTAATTTATAGGATGATGCTGACGTTGATTCAGATATTGGCATAATTTAGATTCTCATTGCTTTTTTAAAGCTTGCTACTACTTCTTCTATTCTTTCTGGTCTTATTACTCTTATTTTCTTTAATTCTAGATTAGCCGAGATATAGATATCCCATTTTGTAGTTGCTGTCCATAATCCACCAGGTGCTGTTAATCCACCAGAAGAAGAATCTACTCCAGGATCTATTTCTAAACTATTTTCATCTGTATACTTATGTGTAGAATTATATTCTGCTGTGACGGCTGTTATACTAATCGGAGAATCCCCTGTATCACTATAGATTAAAGTTAAAGGATTAAGAGATTTAGATTGAATTTGATGACTAGTGTTATAAGGAGTTCCAATAGAATGATAATCTCCTTCTATTACTAATTGGCCTAAATCAAGATTTCTTCTAATTATTTTTCCGCCAGTAGTTATACCTATATCTAATTGAGCTACATATTCTCCAATTTTAAATCTTCCTTTAAGATTATCTCGCGATGTTAAAACAGTATTAGGATAATCTTTTTTAACTTTATTTTCTACTTGTTGAGATGATAAAGGCCAACCTCTTTCTCTTATATGATCATTCATAAAAAAGAATGTCCAATAATGATCCGGCTTACCATATAATTTTGTTGAAAGCTGATCTGGACGATCTTCATCCTGAACATAATAATAATTATATAATGATACAGCATCCTTAATATCATCAATCATATCTGAGTAAATAGTTAGATTTTGAAAGATATTAGAACTAGTTTCATTGCCAAATTTATAAGGGATTTGTTCTAACTGTGTAATATATGTCATATTAAAATCCTTCCTCTACATCTTGTCTACTAATTGTGCTGTATTCACTAAAAGTTAAATTTAATGACATAGATCTAGGTTTTCCATCATCAAAATAAGCTTGTCCTCCAGGATTATAAACAGCATCTACACCTGTTAAATAACAAGGTTTTATTTTAGGACCATATTGAACCCAATGGCCAGAAGCAGTTTTAACCCTAGTTTTAATCTCAAATCTATTAGGAAATTCCCAACCTAAAGCCAACATTCCTGCAGTTTTAGATTCTAGTGGATCTCCTATAGCATTAGGATATGCTTCAGCTCTGAAGAATTGTACAATTTTTTCTATCTCAGCAGATTCTTTACTAGATGTTGCATTTAATTGAAATGAAAAAGGAAAGGATCTAATTCTAACTCCATTAAATAATGTTTTGGTATTTGGATTTAACATTGCTTGCATACCTATTTTAAAGGCAGTAGAATATTCATCTCCTCCTAACCAACTAACCATTCCGGCTGCTCTAGTAGCAGCAACTCTTCCTATAGCTTGATCCTCAAATTCTCCTGTCATCATTTGAATAGTAGTTTTACCAGCATCGGCTATAGCGTTTTTAATAGTATCTACAATCCCTTCGCCTTGTTCTACAGTAGCTAAAGCTAATCCTCCGTATCGATTAAGATTCGCATCAGTATTATAATTAAGTTCATCTCTAACTCTATAACCAGGAGGAATATAAAGGGTACAACTCTGATTTGCCTTTATTACTTTAGTTCTACTAATAGTTTCTTCCCCTATTTGAGCATTGCTTTGATTTAATGCTTCTGCCTCTGTATTAGAAACTTCATGATTGTCTTTTATCTTAGT